AAACCTTGGGGTCTGGATTCTATCAGCCCCTTGGGGCTGATAGAATCTGAGGACCAATTATTCCTCCAAAACCTGAGCCGGTGGCGGCCCACCGGCTCGCCAAGCACCACTCACAATTTTTATTTTTTTTTCAGAAAAGCGTTCGGTAGCGAGTCGAACTCCTTGCTCTTGGTGCATTCCGGTCCACTTGGGATGACTTCTTCGGTTTTGATTGACCGGGCTTTCCCCACTTGCTCATGTTCACGGATGCACCCGCAATCGGGACCTCCCGATTTTGTCTATGCGAAAATTGGTCCACGGCATGAGCCAAAGCCATGACTGTGTCGTTGTGCGCTCCCTTGTCCACAATGATGCCGTCCTTCCAAGCGTGCGATTCCAACTCTTGCAAAAGAATGTTCACGACCTTGCGAGTTTCGTCGTTGCCGTAGGGAAAGGTAATCTTCCCCTGCTCAAACCACGACCGAAGCCTTTGCATGAGACCCTGCTTGAGGGTCCGGTTGCTGACCTTGGACCTCTTGACGTTCAGCGTTGCGCCCTTCTGCTGAAGGATGCTCTCATACAGATGTTGGAAACCCGCACTCTCGAAAGCAAACACAGGCTTCCCATAGACGTCGTTCCAACGGATGACCTCATTCATCTGCGCGTCAGGGGGAAAGTCGTTGCGCCGCCAGATGTTCACCAGATGCAAGACGCCGTCCTCATCCTGACGGAGAACCACCATCACCGAATAGTCCTGACCGATGCCGTGGCTCGGGTCAAAGCCGACAACGTAGTGGCCGTCGTGCAGACGGGAAGGTTGGAGGACCGAGTGCATATCAAGGTTCTTCCGAGTGAGAACCTGCGGGAAGACCGCAGAGTCATCGTCCACTACCTTGCAGAGGTATTCTTGTGCGAAAGCAAGATTGCCGATAGACTCCCTCTGCTCAAGAAGATACCCAAGTGGCCTTTCAGATTCCCACAGAACTTCAGGCTTTACGCCGTCAGGGTCAGACGTCCACTCGTCATAGTTGGTGATGGCTCCTCTGCGCCACGACTTCCACGCATCGTTGTTCAACATCTCTGTGTGATACAGGTCGTTCATAGACATGGGTGTTCCGACGCAATAGATGGATGTTCCGGGGGAAAGCATGGGCGTCATCTTTTTGCGGAACCAAGTCTGGTAGGCGTCATAGGACATATCATTTTGGTCGTCCAGAATATCGTCAAGCGCGATGGCCGCAGGGTGTTCACCACGAATACCGGAGCCAACCGAAGTTGCCTTAATCCACGCACCATTCGTTAGGGTCAGTTTGAACTTGTTGCTTTCCTTCTCGTTAATCAATCGGGAAAGTTCAGGGTGTCGCTTCAAGTCTTGCCGAATCTCTTCAAGACGATTCGCAGCCAAATCCTTATTCGCAGAAAACAACCAGATGGTGAACGGTTTATTGCGCCACTTTTCAAAGAGCAACTGATGAAGGACCTTTACACGCAGAGTTGTTGATTTACTGTGGTCTCGGGGAGCAATCACACAGACACGGTGGACGTGTGCGCCATCCCTTTCCGTATAGAGGTTCAGCCATTCGCCAATGTGCTGACCCCACTTATACCCAAGCCATTCATAGAAATGACGAATGTCGTAGCGACTCCGCTCCATATGGAGCGCGGTCATCATTCTTGAAGACATTATTCCTCAGAATCATCTGATTGATTCATAAACAATGGGATGCCGCACCACTCAGCGAGCCCAAGACAGAGGGCCTCACACTCTCGGCGATTTAGCATAACACCGATGACGTATTCAGAAGTGAAGACATTGACCGCTACCAAGTCATCGTCAATCTCCGTAAATCGCAATTCACGGTCATTCGACGCCCAAATCTTCATCTTCTTCACACCTGTTCAAACTTCGGAGTGTGCGGAGGCCGTGCCTCAAGTCGCTAAATGCCTGAATGTCTCGCTCATATGGACTGAGAATAACGATGGGACACGTCGGTCGCTCGCGGGGGAATCCACAACCTTCACCGAAGGAGTCCACGATTTTATACGCACCCGGTCGAATAGCCCAACGCTCAACGCCGTGGCGGGTAAAGCAAGAGACGTGAGGAGTGTGGTGGTGGCCCATCACACCAATGTCGAAGTCTGCTTCGCCGTCCTCCCACATCTTCTTGATAACTCGACCTGCATCGAGGTTGGAATTGCCTCTGCGCTTGTGACGCACGGTGATGTGATAAGGAATCTCGCCGACCCACAGACGGATGTTGAGTTCGTGCTTGTGATACAGAACCCCACGTTCTGCCGCCATCTTGCCCAGAGGGTCATAGTCCACCGCACCGGAAGTCCACAGGTCGTGGTTGCCCGCCACAATCGCCATTAGGGATTCAGGCGTCATGTCGAGGTAATGCTCACACAACTTCCATTGGACGCTCGGGGGAATGGGAGCCTTCATCGCCGGACGAGGCTTGTCCGTGATGAAGTTATCAATGTAGTCACCGGCATGGATAACGTAGCAGTTATCCGTCGCCTCAATCAATTCCGTGTCTTGGCGCAGACGCTCATGGTCGCAGAAAGGATTGCCGATATGTTGGTCGCTTGCAAACGCAAGCGCGATGTAGCGGTCCTCGGGAACGTGCATATGAATGTCCACCCAACGCTCATGCTCAATGGCTTCAATGGCTTTCTTTGATTGAGCCTCAATCGCCAACCATAGGTCTTCGCCGCTGCCGCTTGCTTTCTTCAATTGGTTTACGGTGAACTCGGGATGCTGAGTGCGGTTGATTGAGCCTCGCTGATAAGCCTGCTGAACACGGTTAGCCCAAGCCTTCAGCGTAATCGAATCATCACGACGCCACATCAAACGCGCCAATTCGCTTTGTGAACCGTCCCACGTCTGCGGGAGCATAGCGTCGTAGTCCTTCTTCTCATATGCAAGTGAAATCTTACCTTGGTCCTGAAGACGATACAGGTAATTCGACCACGACCTCACCGTAAAGTTCTGGTCTCCAACCCAACGGCTCTTGAGAAAACGCGCAAACTCCATGATGTTTCCGTCGAAGTGGCTCATGTGGTCTATGACGAAACGAGTTCTGTCCATGCCCCAATGATGCCTTGAAGGGTTTATCAATCTATTTCTTTCATCACAGAAAAAAAATAATCAAAGAAATAAACGATAGGCTGCTCTTAAGTTTTGGTTATTCTGTCTAATTTCCATAGATGGTTTCCTTACCTTACCTACATAATAGAAAGAACTCTTAGAAGAATTGAAACAATTACCCCAACTTTTGCGACGTTTTGCGATTTATTCCTTCCTATTCTGGTTTTTTCGCAGAAAGAATAGAATGTTGGCGCATTGTTCATAAGACAGAACGACGCTACGGGGCTATATGGCCCGTTTCAATTTGTTCGGGCGGGCAGAGCGTGAGCCGGAGCCTGTGGTGGAAACCAAGGCAACCTACGCCCACCCTGTCCCGCACCGCTCTCCGTTTACGCTTGTGGCGGGTATGTCGGACATTGTCGAAGACTCTGAAAAGTTGCGAGACAACACAAACTACGACAACGACTTTGAATTGTTTGAGGATATGCTGAAGTTGGACCCCGAACTCAACGGCGCGGTGCGTGCGGTGAGCCTCACGGCTAACAACTACACCCTCGACTACCGTGGCGCAAGGAACGCTCGCATTCGTGAAGCCATTCGTCTGCTTGTTGAAGAAACACTCGACTTTGATGACTTCCTCGTCAATGGAATGCGAAACCTGATGGTCCACGGCAACGACATTAGCAAGTTTGTGGGGACGTCACGCGAGGGCCTCACCGACATTCAGAGCCTTCCTATTTCGCAAGTCACGATTCTTGACGGACGCCCAAGCACGGAGACATCTGACGAAGTAAACCCAATCATCACCGCAGAGAGGTATTTCCTCCGTGAGGGTGAAACAACCGAAGAAGAGTTCCCTGCCGACGAGATTCTGCACATCAGGACTGACTATCGCAGCAATTGGTTTGTGGACAACGAAGAACGCTACACCTACGGCATTTGGGGCGCGTCCCGCTTTACGTCCCTCAAGCAGGCTATCCGCGCCAAGTATAACTCAATGAACAACCGGATTGCTCTGGAAGACGCTATGACGAAGCAGTTCATCACCATTGACCGTTCGGCCATCGCTCATATCCAAGACCCAGAGGAGCAACGCCAGAGGCTTTCTCACATTATGAATCAAGTCGTGGACACCCTCGAAAGTCTGCGTGGCGACCAAGTCCCTATCTTCCCCGACTACGTCAAGATTACCCATGTGGACCAAAGGACGGCTATTCCCGACACGACGGCTTTCCTCGACACGGTGAACGCTGATATTGCTGCCGTTCTGCAAGTCCCCCGTGTGGCCGCAGGCCAAGAGCGCGGGTCCACGTTTGCCGCGTCCTACACGGCAAACCAATGGTCTGCCTCAGCCATCCGGCGTATGCTCTCCATTCTCAAGCAAGCCGTCAAGCAGATGTTCTCAAAGCACCTTGAACTTCTCAACATCGCCCACGAAATGAAGGACCTGCCGGACCTTGTCTTTGAACCGATTGACGAAGAATCGCGGCTCGACAAAATGCGCCGCGCAAACATTGGTTATACCGCCGGTATTCTGACGCTAAATCAGGCCCTTGAAATTGCAGGGCTACCTGCCGAGCAGGGCCTCGATTCGCGGAGAGTCCCCCCACCCTCTGTGAACATGGGTGAACTACCACGACAAAATGAACAGGATGGAGCAAGCGATGTCCGAGACTGACCCTGTATTGATTCACAGAGTTGAAACTCTGGAAAGGCGCACCGACAAGCACGGTGAAATGCTTGATAACCTCACAAATGCGGTAGGTCAGATTGACGTCAAGATGGGTGCTACTGAACGTCGTCTTGCCGACATTATCGTCAAGATGGATGAAAATCAACGTATGCTCATCCGTTGGCTTCTTGCTATTGTCGGTGGTGGTTTTACCGGCATGGGTCTTCTGGGGGTGATTTGATGTCTAACGGTAAAACTACATTCAACGACAAAATGGTGAAGCGCACCGTTCTTCCTGCGATTTACCTATGGCTTCTGA